ACACCGGTGCCACAATGGGCTTCTTCTCCGGACGGGGGAGAGACTGTAGTCGCTGTTGTTCAAGTGACATGCACAGCGGATGCGGCGGATTCGAGCTTCCCTCTTGTTACATTATATAATGTGACGGGGCTTAGCCTTACCAGCGTGAAGATCGTCGAAGGAGCAACACCTACCGATGGCACGATCAGCCTGTCAGTTTATGATGGTGCAAGCGTTGCGAGCATTCTTGGGGACCAAGGGACGAACATTACCACGACTGGGGTTGAGAACGGTTACGCCGTTGCCAAGGCGTGGGACTGGAAAGATGAAGGATATATAGGAGATGTGTTTGGAAATGTTTACGCGCAGATAACCGGGGGTGGGGTTAACTCTGCGGTAGTTTATTTGGATTTTTATTTTAGAAGGTAAACAATGAATCGTTTAAGAATCTTCTTAATTGTCATACTCATCGCGCTTAGTACGAATGCATACTCTCTTGATCTACTTCGATGGCAGGTTTTTCAGGGAGTAAGTGAGCAGGTAGCCACGTACTGGACTGCAGTACGGACTACATACTGGTCCGACACTCGTGTAGCGCTTTGGTCCACACCCAGGAACACGGAGATACCATGAACCGCATACTCTTATTTTTTCTCTTGTTATCATCTATGATAACTCAGGCGTTCGCTGTCCAGACGCAAGTAAATAACTCAGCAGATACTTTTGAAACTGCGTGGACACGCCAGCAGGCGATGAACACAGAACTGTATAACTTCGTTGCAGCCAATACTATTGGTGAGGAGACTCAGGCGTGGAGTGCCAATCTTGATACATACGCGACAATAACTCCCTCAGCAAATATGCAGGCTATATTAGGAGCCGAGACGTATGCTGCGATACGGGTATTACTCAATATTGGAGATGGCGCAGACGTAACAGACACAGCGAACGTCACCGCAGCAGGGGCGTTGATGGACTCTGAAGTGGCAAACCTTGCAGAGGTTAAAGCCTTCGACAGCACTGATTACGCAACTGCGGCGCAGGGTGTGGCCGCCGACACAGCGCTCCAAACAGGAGACACTCTTGATGCCGATGATGTTGCAATTGACGACGCTGGCGGAATAATCACAGCCACAGATGTAGAGGCAGCCCTTCAAGAAAATAGAACCGCTATTGATTTAAACACCGCAAAAACCACAAATGCTACGCATACGGGTGAAGTAACCGGTTCCGGGGCATTAACAATTGCCAACAATATTATTGAAGCTGCGAATCTTGAAAGCACCAATTCGGCAACAGACGATTACATCCCATCTTATGACTCTGCTTCAGGAGGGTTTACATGGGTCGAAAATGCCGGGGGTGGTGGTACTGATGATCAGACTGCCTCAGAGGTAAACACATCAACAGCCAATTTTGATGGAAATTTAAGCGCTGCTGACACTACAGTACAAGCGGCTTTAGAGACTCTTGATGAGCTTGCAGGTGGTTCTGGAACTGATGACCAGCAAATTACAGAGTTTACACTTACGGGAGATAATCTAACTATTACTCTTGAATCAGATTCGGGCGGTCAGCAAACCGTAGACCTTTCTGGTTATGATGATTCTGGAACTGACGATCAAACCGCTTCAGAGGTAAGTGTTACAGATGCAGGAGGACTTACAACACAAACAGATGTAGAGGCATATCTTGCGGAGAATCGAACGGCGATCAACTTAAACACAGCAAAAGTTGGCGTTACAGTTGAAGAGCAAAACGTCAATGCAGACTGGGACTCTTCTTCTGGTGATTCGGAAATATTAAATAAACCTACCATTCCAACTGCTTCAAGTTTAAGCGTAGATGATCTTATAACTTTATCAGGTGTTGCTGAAGGTGCTACAAATCTTGGTACATTTACTGGAACGACTATATCAGATTCGCAAAGCCTTAAGCAAGCATTGCAGGCATTAGAGACTGCTGTTGAGGGCGCAGGCGGTGGTGGCACAGATGACCAGAACATTGAAAGCATGGCGTGGAACTCTTCAACCAACACTCTAACGGTAGGCATTGAAGATGGTAACTCTGACACAGTAGTATTTGACGGAATGTCTGGTATTGCAATAACTCTTGGTGATGATGCAGATACTACTGAAGGTAAGGTTGGGTGGGATGCCACACTTGACAGGCTAGAGATAGGAGATGGCGCAGCAGTACAATACTTTGGGTCTGTTGATGATACGGCCGGAAACGGGGATACCAACAACACCTACTCAGCAGATAAGATTTTTGATGAGTTGGCCTTGAAACTAGATGCTACTCATGCCAGCGACCAAGATGCTCACTACACAGAAGCTCAACTCGAAGCACTTCTTGAGCTGCAAGATTTGCAGGGCGCTGTAACAGATGCGCAAGTACCGGACACAATAACCGCTTCGAACTATAGCCTTACATCTCATGATCACTCAGGAGTATATGAGCCAGCGGATGCAGCAATAGCAAAAACAGACGAGGCAGAAACCTTGTCTGCAAACTGGGTAAACACTGCAAATCCTTGGGCTGATAATGAGGTGGCTGACGACATTACGGCTGGTACTGCTGCAACGCTTGCTACTGCTAGAACAATAGGTGGAGTGAGTTTTGATGGTAGCGCAAATATAAATCTCCCTGGAGTTAATACTACAGGCAATCAAGACACCGCCGGAACCGCAGCAGAGGCCACAGCACTCGCAGCAAACGGTGCTAATTGCAGCGCAGGATCTTATCCATTAGGTGTTGATGCAAGTGGAGCGGCTGAAGGTTGTACTGATGCGACCACGGAGATAAATTCTGCTATTGCAACCGCAGCTTCGAATTATGCAGACGCTAAGGCTGACACCAACACAATTCAATTCGCTTTCAATTCCACTGATCTCGGAGCAGTAGCAACCGAGCCAGCAGGATACATGCAGTTTGAGGTTCCGGTAGCAGTAGAATGGACAACAGGTGAGCTTGTGTGTGATGGAACGATTACAAGCGCTTCCTTTACGGTAGGTTCTGCTACTGCACCTTATGGTACGTTTTCTGACCTTACAGGCGGTGGAATTACATCAACTGGTGCTGTCACTGTAACAGGATGGACAGACCCAACAGCAGGAACGAATATTGGTGCATGGGTAGATACTGCAAGCACAGGTGATGCGACGAGTTGTAAGTTGATATTCACTCTCGTTAATTAAGGAGGAACTATGAGAATATTATCAATTATATTTGCAGTTCTTCTTTTATCCTCTCCGGTACATGCTGCATTTTGGGTCAATATGGGTAGTCCGGTTGTTGAGGGTGGGTCATCTAACACAATTTCATACGAAACGTCAGTTATTGATGGACACGATTCTGCTCAGTTATCCTGTCCATTTACTGTACCAGCGACAGTCGATGACGGTGATATGTTAATATTGACGTATTATGATGACTTCACCGCCGTGACGATAGACAGTTTAACAGGCTGGACTGCTTTAAGGGAGACGGATACAAATTCATCTCGGCAGGCAACGTATTACAGAGAGGCAAGCTCAGACGCTTCAGTAGAGTATGAGATCGTAACTACTGTAAGTGCTGGTGGCAGGGCTAGAATTACTGTCCTAAGCGTTTACTCTAAATCTGGCGGGACATGGAATATATCAAACGATAATGGAAGCACAAGCGATGGTGATTCCACGCTCGCCTCTGGTTCTGTAGATACTACAACCGGGAGTATATTACACGTTGAGTACCTGCATGACACATCCGCGACCGTCAGCACTGCACCAACCGGCATGACCTCTATTGGCACACTGATCGAAAGCTCAACTTTGACAGCGGCAGCATATTATCAGTCTTATTCAAGTGGTTCCAGTTCTATCACTAAGTCAATTACTTGGAGTGTGTCAGATCAGGTCAGTTCAAACGCTCTAGTTTTGGAGCTTGAGTGATGAGATTAATAATCATATTGGTAATATTACTTACCTACACAAGCGCATATTCTGCTGTGTTATTTGAGGCTGATTTTGAAGACTATACATCTGCATGGGAGGATGCCGGAGCAGTAGGCCACGCAATAGCTGGCACCCACAACGGGAGCGATCCAGGAGTAGGAGTGCCTGCACCGTTTACAGGGTATATAAACCATCACGCAGATAACAGTATAAGGATTGATGACGGTTATGGTCGTGATGGCGGTTATGGTGTTCGAATAGGTATGAATTATGGTGGCATCACAGACCAAGTAGGTCTTGCTGTATATCTGCCTAATGCATCAGGGGTGTACGATTACCAGGGACATGATGAGATATATGTAAGGTTTTATGTAAAATATTCGCAAGGTTTTGATTGGATATCACCTTCTGGAACATTCTATTACCACAAATGGTTAAGGGTTTGGCAAAATGTCCCTGAGAACAGGATCAAAGGGAATGCTTCTGAGGGTGATGAACCAGACCAAAACATGAGCAGGGAAGAGAATACAGGTTACACTGTTATTGGGATGGGAGAGGATAATTATGGGGAGTTCAGCCCATATAATTACGGTATGTTTTCAAGGGACATGGACAACTCTTCATCTGGTGAAGCGATAGGGAGATGGAATTATTCGTATTCTTCTGGCGCAAATGGGTTCTTAGAAAACTACTACGGAAACATAGATTCTAGTGGTGAGTTTGAGGAAACACAAGATTGGCATTGTTGGGAGTTTTATATCAAGTTGTCCGAAGAGGGCCAAGATAATGGAGAGTACACTGTCTGGATAGATGGTAATGAACAGTCAGATTCAGGTTTTCGTATGCGTCAAAATCCTTCACAGAATCCAGCTACAGGCGACGACACTCACGGTCCGGCAGAAAAGTTAGGCGTAGGAATAAACTATATTTCTATAATGGATAACGCAGACAGTTATTATTGGAGTGAGCAACAGTATATATATCTTGATGATATTGTTATCTCAACAACATATATAGGTCCAATTGGAGTTTCTGGCAATTCATCCCTCTCAACAGGAACAGGCTCATTCACCACAGGCAACGGAGCAATTCAATGAAACTAATATCAATCATAATTTTACTTTTCGCGCTTAGTTCGTGTGCCAGACTACACGTAACCGTCATAGATAAAGATAATCCAGACCAACCAACCTGCGAAGCAAGCTCAATCACACTATTTAAAGATTTTGGCAAGCCTGATTTTGAGGGTTGTGGAATGCATATAGGCGCAACGAGCAGCAAGGTTACAGAGGTAGACATGCAATGGATCGCTTCGATTGCTAAAGCCGCAGAATTATATTTTAAATTACAAGGAGTACCAACACCATGAAAAAAGAAGCCGTAATGAAATTTATAAAAGCTGGAGCCGCAGTTCTAGCATGTGCTGGGGTTATGATTTCTCCAGAAAACCAAGAGTCAATCGTAGGTGGATTTCTGGCAATGTATGCTGTTTTTTCGGCGGTGCAGGGAAAATTTAAGAACGACGAAGAAAAATAGTGGAAACTGTCATTATCAAATACCAGGGCATCGGGATAGAAATACCCACATTTCTCAACAAGTATTTCCCGCTTGAAAAACCTCTTGACGAATGGCCGACCTTTTGCGGTCCAGGCGGTTGGATTGGCGACTGGTTAGTTCCGGACAAAATCAATGGCGCATACATAGCACCAGCCTGTTTTATCCACGACTGCGAAAGAAGCGTCGGCCCGAAAACATGGGAAAGTTTTTCTGACGGAAATAACCGGATGCTGAAAAACACCCAAGCGCTGGTTAACGCACAGCTAGACGGCAGAGACAGGCTGATAGCAAATTCTCGATGCTCTATATATCACTATGCTGTTGCAAGTACGGTAGGTTGGTGGTGCTACAAACCAGAGTGGGACAGTGACGACCCAAACATAAATCTCGATCTGCGCGAAAAACTGTTACGGTTAGGGGTGCTATGAATTTATCACCAGCAGACAAGGCTCGGTTAACTATCTTGGTTGTTGTCGGGATTGCCTGTTGGTTGGTTATGGGGATTATTTATTGGGGGGATTGGATAAGGAAGAAGTTTACTGAGTGGTCAAACGACATAAATATACTATGACACGGATATGGAACGCAAACTATCAGACGAAGACATAGCAGCTATAGTTGCAGCACTAAAAAAAGAAGATCACGAGTGTCGGTTCTCCAATATCACAAAAGAAGATCTCGACGAAGCGGTGAAATTTTATAAGAACTTCAACAAGGTTATCGGGGATACGAACAGAACAATCCTCAAAACAATCACCGTTATAGGGATTACAGGGTTAGCTTCACTGCTTGTCCTTGGGGCAATATCGAAGATTAAACAGTTTCTGCTGCCGTAGGTGTGAAAATGAAGAATACATATGAGTGGTGGCTTGCAGCGTGTGTGTATTTTGAAGCACGGGGAGAAGATTTTGCAGGCCAAGTCGCTGTTGTCCATGTAATCCTCAATCGAGTTACTCGTAGACAAAAATCAATCACTGGTGTAATTCAGGCCGATAAGCAGTTCAGTTGGTACAACGGCAAAAAAGAACCAGCCATTACAAACTGGAGAGCATTTATCAAGTGTATGGATGCCGTAGATTACGCGATATGCGAGAGATACGAGGGCAACACCCTTGAAAGTGCAGACCATTATCATGCTTCCTATATGGCAAAATATCCGTATTGGACTAAGCAATATAAAGAGGTTGCTAGGATTGGGAAGCATATATTTTACCGAAGTTGACGAGGTAACACCATGCCAAAATACATCATTTATTCAGACGTATGCGGGAGAACGGTCGTTGACGGATATTGGAGATTGAGTGAGTGGTGTATTAATCACGGACGGTGGAGATGCTCATATGTTTGCGAGTCTGTGCATATAGAGGACGAAAATGGTCTTCCTGTAGATGTTCCTAGAAAACAGGATAATGACCGCACCTACAAAATTGTGAGGAGATAATGGCAGGCAAAAAAACAGTAAAAGGAAAGATTGTACGTGACACGGTGCGTCGTTTTCATCATTTACCAGATAGAACGATAGCAAGACATCTTATTAATAATTACCCAGATCTGTTTTTAAACGAAGAGGGGAAGGCAGATATTGAGAAAGCCCGAACTTCAGTCAGGTATTACACTGGAAAAATAGGGGATCTTAGCAGAAAGAACTGCAAAGATAAAGACCTGCACAAAGGCGCTCCTTCAAAGTTACCAACCACATGGATTCAAGCGAAAGAGCCGTATAACCTCCCCCCAGGCTCGTGGCTGGTGCTGTGTGATATTCATGTCCCGTTCCACGAAGTAAAACCTCTTGAGACGGCGATTGCCTGGGGGTTGGCGAGTGGAGTAGACGGCGTTTTTCTAAACGGAGATATTCAGGATTGTCATTCGGTATCGTTTTGGCCTACTGCGAAGAGGGACTTCGATAAAGAACTCGAGTCTACATTAGACTTTCTCGATTTTCTTCGCCACGAGTTCAGAGGTAAACAAATAGTTTACAAACCGGGGAACCACGAATATAGATTACCAAGAAGATTTGCTGACAAGATGCCTGAACTAGCAACCTCGCCGTTATCAGCTATGGAAACATACATGGGGTTTGAGGAACGAAAAATCGAGTTCTTGGGGTTCCACCAAAAAGTTATGGCTGGAGAGTTACCAATAATCCACGGTCATGAGGTTCCAGCAATACATAAGGCCGTGAACGCCGCAAGAGGGCTGTTCCTTCGTGCAAAATCTTGGGCTATGTGTGGGCATTGTCATTCCACTTCCGAGCACACCAGCGTTGATATCAGCGGAAAAATGCTTACTACATGGTCAGTGGGCTGTTTATGTGATCTGTCTCCAGAGTATATGCCCATGGGTAATGATTGGAATTGGGGAGCCGCGATAGTACACTGTGATAAGTCTGGCGGGTTTGAAGTTGAAAACAAAAGAATTTTACCAAGTGGAAAGTTGAGGTAATAGTGGGGTTCGAACTTAACTATAATGTACGTGAGTCTGCGCCTACCCTTGCGAGGTTTCATAGGTCGAATGCAGATTTCCGTACTATTCTCGGCCCTATCGGTGGTGGAAAATCAGTAGCGTGTTGTATTGAAATTTTCAGAAGGTGTAAAGAACAGATCATTGGGCCGGACGGCTTTCGAAGATCTCGCTGGGTCGTTGTTAGAAATACCAAACAGCAGTTGAAAGATACTACGTTAAAAACGTGGTTTGATTGGTTCCCGTCCGGAACCGGAGTAGGGTTCTGGAAAGAAACAGACGCAACGTATTACCTACAATTCGATGATGTTCGCGCTGAGGTTTTGTTCAGAGCACTTGATACTCCTGATGATGTGGCGAAAGTTCTCTCTCTTGAGTTGACCGGTGCGTGGCTTAATGAGTGCAGGGAAATCCCACAAGAAATTGTAGAAGGGTTACAAGGGCGTTTAGAAAGATACCCATCACAGAAAATGGGTGGTTCTAATTTTTGGGGTATGCTTGCTGATACGAACCCCCCGGAAGAGGGAGGGTATTGGTGGAAAATATTTGAACACGAACCTCTCGAAGACGACGACCCAGACACAATAGTCGAAGCGGATACGTTCAAACAGCCAAGTGGGGTTTCAGAACACGCTGAGAACATACCTAATCTCTCTCCCGGGTACTACTCGAAGAAGACCAAGGGTAGAAGCAAGGCATGGATAGATGTTTACATACACGCTAAATATGCGCTTTCAAGAGCAGGAAAACCAGTGTATCATGACTCATTCAGGAAGGAAAGGCACGTATCTTCTAAACCTCTTCCTATTGATCCTACGCTTCCTGTTATTGTAGGGCAGGATTTTGGGCTTACTCCTGCAGGGTTATGGATGCAGATGCAACATGATGGGCGAATATTTATTCTTCGGGAAACTCCAGCGTTTGATATGGGTACTAAGAGGTACATAGCATCGAAATTTAAACCGATGCATAAAACGACGTTTCCACTGAACCCTATTATAGTTATAGGTGATCCGTCCGGAAAGCGAAGGGCAGACTCCGATGAAGGCACTTCGTTCAAAGAGTTCAAGAATGAAGAGTATCTTGCAAAACCAGCCCCTACCAACGATCCGGAAGTACGTATTAAAGTGTTCGATGATTTGTTTTCGGAGTATCCAGACTGCGCTCCAAGGATTTTAATTGACCCATCTTGTAAAAGTTTTATACGAGCTTGCCAGATGGATTATAAATATAAACGTAAAAAAATGGCGATGGCCGAAGAGTATGATGCCAAACCAGATAAGAACCATCCTTGTTCACATCTTATGGAAGGCGGGCAGTATGGGGCTTTATTTTTAACTGGTGGGAAATATGACCCGGCAGATTATACAGTATACAATGAACCAGGATATTCATATCAACCGACATACAGACCCGCGTTGCGGGAGGGGTACTAAATGGAAGAACTTTCAAAATTAGGTCCACAACTAAAGATGCAGCTTGATCAGTTCATTACTGATAGGCACCTCGTCGAGACACAGTGGTTGCGAAACCTTCGACAATACCTCGGCAAATATGATCCGGAAGTGCTGGATAACATTCCTGACGAACGGTCACACGCCTATCCTCGTGATACCAAAGTGAAGATCAAGGGCGGCGTTGCCAAGATGATGGAGATGATGTTTCCGTCGCAGGAGCGTAACTGGGAACTCGATGTATCCTCTGTCCCGTCTATCCCGAAAGAAGCACTGCAGCAGATTATTGATACGCTTACTCAGCAGGCCGAAGGCCAGCCGTTGAAGAGTGAAGATATTGAACGCGAGGTAAAAGCGTTTGCTGAAAAGCGAAAAGAAAAAATGGAGCAGGAGATCGCAGATCAGCTCGACGATCCGGGCATTGACTACCCCGACATTTGCAAAAAAGTTGTCAGAAGTGGCTATATCTACGGTGTAGGCGTAATCCAAAGCCCGTTCGTAAGAACACAAAAAGAGCGGGTCTGGGAGCCTGACGATAGCGGTGAGTACAAAGCAGTAGTTAAAACATTAAAACGTCCGTATCCGGAATATTTTCGAATATGGGATTGTTATATGGACCTCTCCGCTGTGAGCTGGCAGGACCAGGAAATGATATTCAGGCGGTTCGTTATGACCCGTCACGACTTCGCCATGCTCGCCAAGCGAGACGACTTCAAAAAAGACGCAATCAAGGAGTATTTAAAAAATCACCCTTCAGGAAATTACGTTGCTAAGACATATGAAGCTGAGCTGCAGACCCTTAATAAAACGTCAAATCTCGCAGACAGGACGGCAAGACGATATGAGGTGTACAGAGGGTTGGGCTTTGTGTCAGGACATACTCTGATGGCGGCAGGTGTAGAGGTAAAAGAAGACGAGTTAAGTGATGACGTTTTAGCAGACCTCTGGTTTATTGATGACGTTGTTATTAAAGCAAGGAGGGCGGCGTTTGGTAAACGGCCTTCGGATCAGTACCACGCATTCATTTACACGGAAGATGAGGACTCAGGGCTTACTGGTGTTGGGTTGCCAGAAGAAGTTCGTGATTCCCAAATGTGTTTATGTGCATCCACCAGAGCCATGATGGACAATATGGCAGCTATCGCAGGACCGATTTTTGAAGTAAATATTGAGCTTCTCGCTAAGGGTAGAAAAAATATAGGGCCAATCCACTCGTTTATGACTATAGAGCGCGAAGGAGACGGACAGGACGCTCAGTACCCGGCTATTAGAGATATCGCAACAGAGTCCCATATCGCTGAGATTTTAAGTATTATACAGTCACAACGGCAGCAACTTGACATTGAGAGTAACTTACCAGCGTACACCCTCGGAGCCATGCAGCAACAGCCGCTTGGGGAGGCGTTTAGGACAAGTAATAATATGTCTATGATGATGGGGTCTGCTAATATGGTTACGAAAGACACCGTCAGGGCGTTCGATAAATTTACTACTTCCGTCATCGGCAGTATGCTAAAGTGGAATATGGAGTTCAATGAGAAAGAAGAAATTAAAGGAGATTACCAAGTAAAAGCAAAAGGTAACTTGTCTCTCGTTGCTAAAGAAGTACGTGGTGCAGCACTCGATCAGTTCGTTACAACCCTCACTCCAGAAGAACGAGCTATCCTCGATACATACGGACTTTTGGTCGATAGGTTGAAATCACGAGATCTTCCTACAAACAGGCTCCTTCCGCGAGATGAGGCCATGCGGGTGTTAGAGAGTATGAGTAAGGCACAAGCCGAAGCCGCAGGTATTGAGCAGGGACTCACACAAGCGAAGACACAAGACGTTTCAGCATCAGCGGCTAAGAAACAAATCGAGGCTCAGTTTTTAGAAAAATCAGCCAACGCGACTATTACAGAAATTCTTTCTCGGGTTGACCAGAATCTCGCAAATGCAAAAAATGCCGAAGACAGAACTCAATTAGAGAATTTAAAAACTTTACTCTCTACAGCTACTCAGGGGCCGGTGCAATGAGTATAGACAGGGAAAGCGAACTGATAGAACTGATAGGTAAGTATGCGAAACAAGAGCCATTACTGTCCATTTCAGAACTGCTTATCCTCCGGAGAGAAAAATATAGAGATAAACTTGAAAGCCAAAATGACGAGGAAAAACGAGGGAGAGCAAAAGAATGTAAAGACCTACTGCAATTTATTAGTTGACATACAATGCAACAAATTGTTACACTAAGTAAGAAAACTCTACAAATGGGAGCTTTTTATGAGCCAGGAGATTGACACACTAGAACTGCCGGACGACGATTTCGATCTCGCCTTTACAAGTGCAGTTGATGAATCAGGGGGAGACGCTGGGTTGCAGGAAGATCCGGTACAGGATGAAACAACTGATCCGCCAGATAAACCAGAAGATAAACCAGAAGCTGACGAACAGTCGGAAGAAAAACCCGAAGACAAGCCGGAAGAGAAGCCGGAAGAGAAGCCGGAAGAGAAGCCGAAAGAAAAACCTGTAATTGATGAAGCCGAAATTCGCAAGCAAGCAGAAGCCGACGCTCGTGCTAAGGTGGAGGCAGAAAACAAGGCTAAGCAGGATGAGGCGGCGAGGCAACAGGCAGCTCAAGAGGAACTGAAGAAAAAAACCGATGAGGCTGTCGCTAAAGAAAAGCCTACCGAGGAAGAAGAGAAGTTATTCAGTGAGAACGCAGAGTTCTTGCCTGACCTTCCGAAGATCCTCGATGCCAATAAGCGTATGATATTAGCTTCCGTCGAGAACATGCTTGAGGCTAAGTTAGAGGGGATCACTTCTGCGATTGAGCAGAAACTCGCACCAGTGCTGGAGCATACCCAGACCACAGCGAGGAACTCTCACGAACAAGCTATTCTAAGCGTCCACAAAGACGCTTTAACTATAATAAAAGACGTAGAAAAATGGGTAGATACCAAAAGCCCAGTAATCAAAAAGGCGTATAACGACGTTCTTGATTACGGAACTGCGGAAGAGATTAATGATCTTCTTACAGAGTACAAAACCTCAGCAGGTATGACCCAGGAGACTCCGAATGCGGAGGAGAAAGCTGCTGAAGATGCTAAAAAGAGGCAGGAAAAAAAGGAAAGACAGGAAAGACTTGATGCTCAGGAAGGAGTGCGTTCGCGTAACTCCGGGGGGCGATCATCAGCAACCCCAGACGATTTCGATGGGGCTTTTGACAAGTTCGCCGCGACGGCGTGAACTCAACCAGCCAGGAGGTTTAACTTATGGCACTCACATCCTACGGAGATATATCTCCAGCAGTAGCCGCCAGCGCGGCGGTGGAAATGCTCAAGCGTGGGCAACCACATCTGGTCATTCAGCAGTTTGGACAGCCTAAACCATTAGGACGCAACCAAACTAATACCCAAAAGTTTCGTAGATACGAGCGGCTTTCTGCTGCAACTACTCCGATTACTGAGGGTGTAACCCCAACCGGCAGCACCCCGACAACCACTGACTATACCGCTACATTGCAACAGTATGGTGATTTTCTTGAGCTGACCGATGTAATCCAAGACCTTCACACCGATCCGGTTCTTAAAGAGTATTCCGGTATGTGTGGTGAGCAGGCAGCACTTACGGTAGAGACCGTAGCTTTTGGTATTTTGAAAGCAGGAACCACTCTGTACCGTGCTAACGGCGCGGCTCGGACTGACATCAATACTCCGCTTACTTTGTCCCTGCAGCGAAAAGCTGTTCGTGGGTTGAAGCGGCAGTTGGCTCGTCCGTTTACTCAGAAGATCAGCTCTACTCCTAACTTCAACACCGAATCTGTAAAGCCTAGCTTTATCGGTCTTGTGCATCCTGATATGGAAAACGTTATTCGCGGTTTCCAAGGATTCAAAGATGTTGTTGATTACGGGTCTATGTCTCCTTATGAGAGCGAAATAGGTTCTGTAGAGGATGTTCGTTATCTCTACTCTACCGTATTCTCAGCATGGGCAGATGGCGGTGGAGCGTATGCAGGCAGCGGCACTTCTATGATTTCTACTACTGGCACCTCAGCAGATATTTATCCTGTACTCTACCTGAGTCCGGATGCTTTCGGTGTCGTTCCTCTCAAAGGCGCGAAAGCGATGACACCGTATGTTCTTAATCCGAACAAACCTCGTGGTGGAGATCCGTTGGGTCAGAGGGGTTCAGTAGGTTGGAAAACATATTTCACTTCTGTCATCCTTAACCAAAGCTGGATGGCTCGTGTTGAATGTGCGGTTCCTGAGTTAAGCTAAGGAACATAATATAAATCGGGAGGGGTAACACCCTCTCGTCCTTTTGCAAAGGAGCAACAAATGGAAGCTAAAAAAGATGCTGACTTAAAAAATGACCTTGGGTTGAATGATGATGCTTCCGTCGATATGGAAGCCCCAGAACCTGTTAAGCCTAAGAAAGCCCAACCAAAAGTTGACCCAGAGAGAGACAAGAAGAACTGGCCGGAGATTATGATTGAGATGGAGTCCGGCAAACCAAATTACGAATTTTTGTCTGCCCACGGAACCGATCAGGAAGGAAGGCCGTTTGGCCACGATCTCCAGGTTATGAGGGGTGTCCCTGTAAAAGTACCTCCTTCTGTATATAATATGCTGAAAGAGTCTGTGGCAGACCACTATATCCAAGTACGAGATCCCGACACCGGAAGAAATAAAATGATTCGCCAAGAACGGTCCACCGTTCCATGGCGTCCAGTTAACCCAGGGAAATATTGTCGATGACCAGAGCAGAACTTCTCACAGAATTACGGATAGTCATTACCGATATCGTCGGTAATCTTGGCTGGGAAACAGCGGTACTTACCAGATACCTTGCCGAAGGGCAGGATAAGTTCTGTGAGGAGACTGGGTACTTTCGTGACATCGCAAACTACACTCTCGACTTGTCTACCGATACCGCGCTGTACGCTGTTGATGATAGGATTATTGAGGTGCTTGACATTTGGGATGGGAGCAGGAAACTCACGAAAGAAGATCACGGAGAAATAATTGAGTGGACTTCTGCTGAGGGTACTCCCCAAAAATGGAGGACGGACCAGACCACCGGGTATATTCATGTATGGCCTACTCCGACGTCAGATGATAACGGCGATTCTTATCAGATGCATGTGTGGCGGTACAGCGTTGACGATTTTAATGATGACGACATAGAACCGGAAATCCCAGCGAGGATGCATTTCGCTATGGTTGAGTGGGCAGCATACAAAGCGTTCATGCATCACGACGAGGAAACGCAAGATCCGGTAAAAGCAAGGGATCATTTACAGGCGTTTAAAAACTACGTATCGGATGGTCAGTTTCTCATGCGAAGGCGCCATGGGATTGAGAGCAGGGTAGGAACCACACCAGCGTACAGGACGTAATCATGGCAACAAAATATCTCATGCGCTATTGTTCAGGATTGAACACTGTCGATCCTCCTGAGCGTTTGTCTGAGTCCGAGCTTCAGTTTGCCAAGAACATCATTATTAACCAGGCAGGCAGAACAGATGATAACGGTCGGGAGCTTGGTATTATTGACCGAGCTGATGGACATGCTCGCGTTCAGACATTTACTGCAGGGCATAGCCTTTTTTGTAATGGGTTCGATTGTCTTGTAGCCGATGGAACTACTCTCTATCTTGTTGGCGCTGATAATAGTCTTTTATCACTTACTACTTTTCTTTCCGGAAATAAAATAAGCTACTTCTCTTATGGAACTGCTACGTATTTTACTGATGGGGTAACAAACGGAATAGTCGATCAGGGAGCGTTATATTCATGGGACGCAGATACCAACCTTGATACCGACAGCAAAGTTTACTACGAGTCAGAAGTTCCTGTTTTTGAGCATATATCAGAGCTTAACGGCCAGATGTATGGTAGTATAGGCAACGCTCTGTATGTCTCGGAACCTGGGTATTTTGGTTTGTGGAATCTTGAAAGAATGTGGATGTTCGGGTCAGATATTCTTATGCATGTCCCTGTGCGCGGAGGGTTGTTCGTATCTGATACCACAGATACATGGTTTCTAAGAGGCTCTACTATCGAGAATTTTTCTCTTGAGCACGTAGCAGACTACCCGGCGTTAGCATATTCGAGAGCGCACAGTACTTTGGAAGGAAGTGATTTCGGGTTATCTACTCCTATCCCTTGCGCTTTGTGGCTTTCTCCGGAAGGAGTTTGCGCCGGGCTTGCCGACGGGACATTTATCAACATGACTGAAGAGAAAATAATATACCCCGGTTCAGGGCAGTATGGAGCTACGCTGATACGAGGAGACCACATTGTTGCTACTATCGACTCGACGTTTTCAACTGATACAAATGTCAAGGTAGGACCGCCGACAGAAAAGGCTACGACTCAGCGCGACAGTTTTACATTCAATTCGTACTGTAAGAGAAAGAGTGATTATTTATCATGTGCGACGGACGGTTTATATCTCCTCGGAGGAAGTACATTTAACGGCACAGCGATAGCATCGACGTTCGAGACGAGGACATGGGATGTTGACTCGCATGTAATAAAAAGGTGTCCTTACATCTATCTCACTACGGCGGAAACTTCTGGAAGTTTGACGGTTACTCCGGTTGTCAACGGTGTAGACCACCCAGCAGTAACAACTACTGAAGTAGTGGCAGCGCAGAACACAGCGAAGGCCAGAGTGGGGAGAGGATCAAAAGGAGAGTATTGGGCTGCTCGTGTGCAGAACATAGCTGGAGCAGATTTCTCGGTTGCGGAAGTAAAAGGGTTGTTTAAATACAGGGCTTCGGCCCCAAGGTAATACAGAGGAGTATCAAACATGGCTATAATTAGGGAATCTACTGGTTTACGAAATGAAAGATTGGAGTCTGGCGGAAGCTCTTTGGCCGATGCTCTCGCAAACGGAATAATCAGAATTTACTCCGGCACGATGCCTGCGTCAGCAGACTCAGCAATTACCGGGACGCTGTTGTGTGAGATTACCGAGAGCGGAGGGTCATTTAGTTCTGGTACTGCTACCAACGGAATTAACCTCGATGTTGCTGCTTCAGGAACAGTCTCTAAAGACGCTACCGAGACGTGGCAGGGAGATAACGTTGCTGGCGGTGTAGCCACTTACGGAGTTTATTATGCTAATACGGTTGATGCCACCGCATCCACTACGGCGATCAGGGTAGTTTTTGATGTTAGCACTTCAGGGGCGTTTTTGAATTTATCGACCACTACACTTGTTAGCGGGGAAACCACGGTTCTTTCATCGTTCTCGTTTACCCAGCCAGAGTAATATCATATGGTTGATTTTATAAATCATAATCCGAGCGCTCAGCAGTATCCGTTTAATTCCACTCAAACCAGTGTTATTGGAACGTGGACCAGCGGTACTGCTTTGCCCGGCACTCTCGGCGGTGCCGCATCTATAGTTACCAAAGATAGGGTTTTTCTTCTTGGTGGCTATAGCGGGTACAATACAGTAACAACTGTTTACACTGCCCCCCTATCGTCCGGAGTCGTAGGTACATGGGCGTCCGGAACTGCTCTTGCTGTACAAAAGGCTTTAGCTTGTGCCTTTATGACCAGAGACAGAATATACCTCGCTGGCGGTGATTACGGCGGAGCAACAAATACTGTTCATTATGCTGATATAGACACAGATGATGGAACGCTTGGTACTTGGACAGCAGATACAGGTAACAATTTAAACACCTCACGATATGGTGCAGCTTGTTTTGTTACGAAGAACAGGGTTTATGTCGTTGGTGGTTGGGGTGCGTCTGCAGCTACCGCAAGTGTTGAGTATGCAGACATAGCATCAGATGGTTCTCTCGGATCGTGGACAGCAGGAACATCATTCCCATATACTATATATGGAGCCAGAGCAGTAGTTACCGATAGCAGAGTCTATCTGATCGGTGGTCATGTGAATAGTAGTTCTGGTAATACTGTTTACTACGCGGACTTCGACACAGACGGTGTTCTCGGAACCTGGACTGCTGATACGAACTGTAACAGCCAGAGAATAGAATCCGCTGCTGTAGTAACCGCAGGAAGAGTATGGGCGTTTGGCGGTAGAAGTACATCAAGTTCTTATTATAGTACAGTCTCGACTGCACCTGTGGACGGTTCCGGAGTAATTGGAACGTGGGCTGCCGACTCCGCATTTACTGGTGCTAGAAGAGTGCCGATGGTGTTTGTCACATCTGCCAGGATATATATCTGCGGCGGTCAGGGAGCCACAGGGACCACATACAATACGGTTATGTATGCTAGTTTTTCAGGCGGCTTCGACGATTACTTAGACTATGCTTACGAGGCGACGGTGGAAACGGGAACAGCGTCAGGATCACTTCAGGAATTGGAAGGGAGCGCAAGCCCTCCTTATGAAATAGGCACAGCTTCTGGAAGTTTTAGTGAGCTTTCAGGAACGGCCACAGGAACACGAATTATCAGCAACGTCACAATAAATGGGGCGTTGAGTCAACTAAGCGGGGTCGCATACGGCTCAGGCGTGGCGAGAGAGGGAGCGCTCCAACAATTAACTGGTGTTGCCACAGCAACACGAACAGGTTACGGATTAGCTTCAGGGAATTTCAAACAAATAACGGGTAGTTCTGTAGGGTCTGTAACGTTTGTCGGTACAGGAAGCGGGGTCTTGAAAGGACTTACTGGGTCATCCGCTGCTATGCTCCCCGTTGGTGGGAGGGCTTTTGGTTTATTAGGAAGTTTATCCGGTATAGGAGTAGGACTTTCAGGAACGTTAACAAACGATGCTTCTGGAGATCTGGATCAATTAGAAGGCGCAGCAACCGCAATAATACCAGATGTAACATTTTCCGATTTGAGGTACTCGCGCGGAGTATACTCATGAAAAAGCAGGGATATACTGGAGTACGAAGTATCCCGATGAATATTACGCTTATAGGGGATAGGGGTAAGTGCGAAAGCCTTATAGGCAGAGCGGAGTCACAACTTCGCATCCTCGAAGCGCAGATGTCATTTCAAGGATTACAGCAAGGGTCAAGGAAGATAAAGGGAGACGGGTATATAATTGAGTGTTGGAAATGTTTTTCTCTTCAGGGTGTAAAAATAACAACGTTTGCCCCTGGGCCGCAGCCAGAAAAAGAAATAGAACTACCTCTCCCTATCCCGTTGGTCGCTTCTGGGTTGTGTGTAGACGATGAAACGCTCGATGAGTACACAGGAAAGTCTTTAGCATATTATGCTGGGGAGGGAGCGTTTAGCACATGCAGTCCTTATACCCCGCACTACATGTCTGCAGACTATACCTTCTTCCAAGTACGGTACGCCCCTGAAACAATTACTTACGGTGACGACGACCAAGAAAAAACGGTAAACTTCAGTCTCTCAATAGGGAAGACAACATCATGCCTGAATACAGTTATTGTTAATGTATGGGAAAATGCCAGTGCAGCAGGCGCACAACCGCCGGAGAGTATAGATGATGATGTCGCTGACGGGAACCATGTGTACTACCTATTACCTGGGATCAAGGTACAAAAATTCAAGGTCAGTGTTGACCAAGCCGAAGTTGACCCGGAACTTGCATTCTTCACTGCTAATTTCAACGAAGATAAAACCAAGTTATATATCGCTTATGGGGCAAACACAGACGGAATCGTAGAAGATTATAATGCCCCTATCAGTCCTGCTGCAAGCGTTAATACGGTTATATATGATAGGCTTGTTAGCGACAATGGTGTAGTTACATGGGTCCAGGCGTCTACAAGCACATTCGGTTCAGCATTGTGGTACATGGCTCCAGGCTTTGTAAGCACAGACGGATATGTTCACGGTCTGTATGATCCCACTCTTGGCAGTGTTCCACCAGTCGCACCTCTTGCTTTTAATTATGCAAAGTTTCATATCGAGACAGAAACAATCGTCAGCGAAGATTATGGGTGCAGAGGGTATACAATTTATGACGGTGATTTTGTGGGGATTGAGTTGAAGTATTACCTTTATAATATCGCCGAACTTGCGCCTTTACGCATTATTGATGGCGGTAGTGTAGTCATGCAGAGCCACCCATTCTCAACCGGTCTCGATATTAGTTATATAAACTATCTCGAACATGAAGGAAACTACGGTTATTTTTATGCGTCTATTTCCTCGACCGGTTACGAATCATATTATCCGTATCAAGCGAACCCAACAATTCTTTCTGACGACGGAACAACACAGGTTTCCGAGTGGCGAGATACACAGACGTACGAGCAGTATTACCCAAACATGCTGGAAGACCCACCACTTGAAAGATTTAAAGAAGAACAATGCAGATTTGGAGATGTAGATTTTCTGACCATTCGTACCGGTTCATACGGGTACAGTTCCAGAGATTACGTGCAGACGATAGTTACAACCTCAGCTCCAGGGCATTCAGGGCATTCGGCGGATGTAACGTGTACAGTTGATCAGTGGGAAGAAGATTACCTCGAAACAGTCGAGGTTCATGGCGGCGCTGTTTCTCTTTTCAGCGATAACAGAAGATTTGAAGTAAACGGAACGTTCACTCAACACTCAGAGGACGGCTTTCCTTTTTCCTCATGTACGTGGAACGGTGAGAGCGTTGACTGCAGTGCTATAAACAGAGGTTGGCCCCTGTATAACCCTGACTCTTCAGTCCCAGAAAACACCGGACCTCACCTTTTCTTTTATTTCGAGGGAGCAAGACCGGAGGACGTATCGAGAGGTGCAGTAGCCGATATTAAATGGCCTATTGAAATCACAGGCTCATACGTCGGGCTTTCCTCGTTCATCGCGTGGGACAACAATGAAGACGGCTTAGTTATTAAAGGCATGCGGTATCGCGCGGAGCCGGATGATTCGAATGTTCTGTTAAAAATTATGGTTGATGATTTCGATGTAACAGAAAATCTGCTATCCTGTACGGGATTTGACAGTGATGATTTTTACTATTTAGGTTTCCTTTACTGACAGGTGACAATATGGCTGAAGTAGCTAGTGATGGCGCATATGTAGACATTGATAAAAATATAGTTGACGAAGCGGCGGCAGGATATGTTGGCGGAACTAACATAATTCTCTCTCAACTTGCTTCGCTTACAGGCATCGTGAGCACTACGAAGACTGAGTTCTCGGATAACACTGCAGCGATTCTCGAACTGCTCGATTCTCTTTTAGTTCCTCAAGAGTTGCTTGATAAGTTCGATGATTTTATGATCGACGATATTCAGAGTATTGATTTTCAGGAGCTTGTTGCTCCAGATCCTCCGTCACTTCCAGGGTTCGATGATGTAACATTTCCACTCGCACCTATTTTCAAACCAGTCCCTGACATTGACTTAGACTTCACAGCACCAACAAAGCCGACGGCGATTAACCCAGCACTTAATTACAGTACAGAGTCGTATGGTTCTGATATGTGGCTCGATCTTTTCACGAAGGTTAAGAACGGTGTTATAGGGATCGACCCTTCGATTGATGCTGGCACCGAGACCGCACTGTTTGATAGAGCGCGAGACAGACAAAGAATCCCAAGAGAGAAGGCACTCAGAGCCGCTACTACCGAGCTTACTGCACGAGGTGTCAAGTTCCCTCAACTGGCAGTCAGGTCTCTCCAGCAACGGGCTTTCTCCGAGGCGGCGCAGGAAGATACTAACCTGAACAGTGACATCTATATAAAGCAGTCAGATCTCGCAATTGATTATAAGAAGTTTATAATAGAAAAAGCTGTAGCAATCGAGCAAATTCTCAGAGAGTTCCATATAAATTACCACCGTCTTGACCTTGATGCAGCAATAGCTTCCGCTCAACTGATTGTAACCACATACGCTGAGAATATTAAATTATTCGTTGCTGAGTGGGAAGGGATTGTAAAGGAAAGAACATCAGCTATTGAAGGAATAAATGCCTTCATCGCACAGAATAGACTTCTTGGGGATGTGTTTGAGATACAGACTAAAGGAGCAATTGCTCAGACCGACCTTATATCTTCTGAGAGAAAAAGTCTGGTCGATGCGTATAAAACTGAAGGCGATGTGTACGAAGCAAAGGTCCGAGCCTTGGCATCGTGGTATGGGGCTTTGACGGAAAATCAAAAACTCCACCTTGAAAAATCACGATTAGAACTCGAAGCAATTGTCCAGGAAATCAGAGCTAAGCTCGATGGTGAAATTAGTTATAATAATCTAAAAGAAAAAATTCTCGAAGCACTCTCCAATGTCCTCGCTCAGATTATGGCGTCAGCAATGAATGCTATCAATACATCAGTCGGTCATAGCACCAGCTACACAGAGCAGCGCGGTGAGACTTGGAGCCATTCTGACAGCCTTAATGAGACAAGAAATATTTCTCAGTCAGGCCCGGATGTAGCTTCGTAATTGATAGTTTTGTATACCTATGTTACAATATGTTAGGTTAACATACTAGACTGGAGGTTTAAAGATGGCAGAACGAGCGAAAGTAAAAGATCCGAGCCTGTTTAGAATGATGGGGCAGGGTATTCGGAACTATATAACTGAGAATAAAGATACCATTAAAAAAGGTATAGAGGGTGGGATTAGCACCTTACCAGGGGTCGGTGCGTATAATGCCGCTACCGATTTTGTTACTGGGTTGTCAGGGCAAGGCACACCGCAAGCGCAAGCCACTCCGGCTCCGCAATCAAGACCAGTAAGTAGTTTTGGCCCAAACTCAGGGTACATACGAAACGAAGGAACGGGCGATGTCGTGGCGATGGTTAACGGTAAGATGGGTATGTATAATAAAGCTGGGGAGTCAATTGATGCTCCTACCAGAGGGTTCAGACAACTGAGCGGAGGCACCCCACCCACCGCAACACAGACAGGTCCGTACCAAGTCTCAGGATTAACTGGGGATGCACTCAGGCAGGAGCGGTTCAATAACCCAACCAGACCAGGAACACGAATGCGTTCTGGTGGAGGCGGTGCAGGAGATACGATCAGAGCCGAGTATTTCGCACGTAATCAAGAAAGATTAAAAACTGGTAGTGGAGACCCCGCACGAGATGCGCTCATTGAGCAGGCAACGAATAGCCCTATCGCTAAAGAACGCATCGCTGCTCAGCAGACCCTCGCAGCTATCGGGAATAATGAACGCTTAACACAAACTGATCTCGGTGTAACAGGACTTCGTGAACAAGGAGCCAACGCCAGGACTCAGATTACTGCAGATGTATCGAGAGAAGGCGATGTCGGAATCGCAGGACTCCGTGATGCTCAGACCAGACAGGCTAACGCAGCGGCGGAAGCCGGTCAGTTTTCCAAAGTAAAGATCGAAGTCCCCAGCGGAGAAGTAGACCCATTTACAAAAGAACCGATCATGACAACCAGAGAACTTCTCTACGATAGAACAACCGGAAGAACCATTGACCCATATCAGGAAATGGTCGGGAGAGGAAGTGGTTATTCTCAGGAAGATATGGCAGCGGCAAACAAATATTTTGGTGACAGAACAGATGTGACTAAGGCAGAACTTGATGCGTATCTAGCATCTCTCAGGGGGTAATTTATGCCTACAGTAAAAGAGTTAATGGAAGGTCAACCTGAATCAGGCACCGTTCAAGAATTAATGAGTCTCCCTCCGGCTACCCCCCAGCCGGGAGGACTGCGACGCCCTGGGCCGTCTCCTCCTTCGGGCGTCGCACCTTCTAATTCAGGTACTTTAGGTGATCTTGGCACTTCAGTCAAGAGAGGCGTCCAGCAACTCCCAGGAATTGTTACGGGTATTGCAGATATTTTACCAGCCCTCACCCATGGAGCCAGACCATTCTCAAGTATTGCTAAAGAGGTGGGCGAGTTCATAGGGTTCCGCCCCGGTAAATGGGCAGACGAAGCAGCTCAAGAGTATTCTCCAGGATACAGGCAGGCACAGAGTCAGCTTGAAGAAGCATGGAAAACGAAGTCGTTTAAAGAGATCGCCGGGAGTTATTTAGAAAATCCAGGATACGTTGCAAATATTGTAGCTGAGTCATTGCCGTCTACGTTCGCAGGAGGTTTTGCAGGTAGAGGACTTGCTATCGCTGGACGTACAGCCACCGCAGCAGAAGGCTGGTTACTCAAGGCGTTAGGTAAGAAAACAGGCACCGCCGTTGCAGCAGGTGCAGGAGAAGGGTTAGTCCAGGCAGGAGCCTCTATGTCTGAGGCAACTGGAAAAGACCAGAGGAAAAACGCAATAGCCGCTCTTGGGTCAGGTGTTGTTACTGGAACCATAGGCATCGGTGCAGGTAGACTCGCTCAGGAATTTGGTCTTGACACAGTTGAGACGTTGATAGCTAAGGGTTTCGACCGTTCAGTTAAGCAAGAATTATCGTTAGGAAAGAGGCTCGCAACAGCAGGAGCCAAGGCCGCAGGAGGCGCTGCATCGGAAGGATTACTGCAGGAGCTCCCTCAATCAGCCCAAGAAACCGTGTGGCAAAATTACGCTGATGGTAAGCCCCTATGGGAAGGCGTACCTCGCGCTGCAGTTGAAGGCGCTCTCGCAGGCTTTGTTATGGGCGCTGGAGCTAACTCTATGCCGGGCAGATCTCAAGATGCTGTAAACAAAACGCAAGGCGAGACAATCAAAAACCTCGTCCCTGATTCCGAACAGGTCATTGTCCAGAACGGCATGGCCGCGATCACCATTCAAGAACCAAACGGGCCGATCACTATCTCCGCGCCTGTCGATGAGATCGCTCAGCATATCGCAAGTGGCGAACCCATTCAGACTCTCCCTTCAGCACTTGAAGAGATCGAGGCTCAGAGGTTTGCTCACGAGGCGAGGATTTATAATCAGGAAAACAACCAACGACAGGCTGAAGAAGCTCTGCGCCAACAGGCAGCACAGCAGACTCAGAGGCTTAATGAGCAGTTTGATAAAAAAGTAAATACATACGATCCTGCCGTTCCTGTAAGTCGACCCGCAGAACGAGCAACGTTTCCTGGTTCTGTTGGTGAAGCAGTATCAGTACCAATAGAAGACGTCGAGGCTGCGGAGTTTGGTAAACAAGCACTTCGGGAGAACCAAGTACGGAACCAGCAAGGATTGAGAAGCGCAGCACGACCAGCAGCCCCCGAAACGGCAGAGACCCCCTATGTACCAGAACTTCCCCCAGACACCAGAACTACTGTAACAAATAAGGGAGGCGCTTTCGCATCTCCATCTGCGGTGATTGGCGCTGTTAATCGACAGAAACCTGAAGGGTTTTTTGAAGTTGTTCCTCAAGGAACTGGGTTTGTTGCAGAAAAAATTGAAGGTACTCCAGAGCCTGAACTGCTGAGAAAAAACGGTGAAGGGTTTTCAACCGAAGCTAACCTGCAGGCGATGGCGAAGAAGAAAAAAATCGACCTTACTGGGTTTACAGTAAAAGAAACTACCAAAGGATTTGTCGCTGTTCCTGATGCGAATGTGCAGGAGGTTAATGGCGTAAAGGTTCGGTATGATGGCGAAGGTACAGGGCTTCATTATTTCACAGCACTAGAAGGTCCGTCTAAAGGCGGTACGTTCACAACAGAAGTAAATACCCCAGAAGCTATTCAGTCGGCGCTTGAGAACCAAACGACGAGGTTCGAGGCACCGGCAGAGAGTG